GTTTACATAAGGTCCAGCGATTGCTGGTGTTGAGAATAGAGTAGCTGCGAGAGCTAGTGTAATTTTTTTCATTAAAAAATACCAGGGATAATCTGTCCAGTCGTGGCGTAAGCTCCTAGAGCTGCCCAAATACCGACCATAGCCCAGCGGCCATTCTGTAGTTCTGCGTTGTCGTTCATAGTGTATTCTATAGGTGCTTGAAGTGCAATTACTTCTGTATCGTTCATTAAAATAATGTGTATGTTAATGGGCGAGGATGAAAGTTCAGGTCGCCACGATACACTTACATTATTTTCTAGGCTTTTCGTCGTCGTTAACTCTTTGTCTATAAGCCTCTTCTGCCATCTGATCAAAACGCATCTTAGTTTTCCAAGGCAGTTTATCGTAATTAGGATTGTTTTTAGATTTAAATGCTGGTGGTTTTGCTGGTTTGTCGTAATGTCCTGGCATAATTTTAGAATGTAAGGTTGTCTGATCGTTCTAGTTTAGCGATAACATCTTGCCTATAAGCAGGGTCATTATCATACCTTTTGTCACTCATAGCTGCAACTAATTCTGCTTGACTACGGTAAACATCTTGTGTTTGTTTGGGTGCTTTTCCTGTTACCATCTTTCCTTCAAATCCTGTTGCGTTTTCATACTGTGATTTTAATCCATTAACTGCTAGCTTGATAGCTTCAACACTACCTGTATTTACTATACTATCAAAAGCTTCTACTGCTCCAGAGTCTAGATTATTACTAGCCCACTGTACCATATTGTTATAGCTATCTTCACCACCAGCAAAGTTTTTAATTTCATTCACAGTAGAATCACTAATATCCCCTGCATTATCTAAGAGATCACCTTGAGGTAAGCTACTTTGTACTTGCATATAAGCTTCGACAAGTTCCTTGCTGCTCATAGATGCAAACTTAGATAATGTTTCAGGGGATAATTTATTATCATTATTAAAGTACTCCTCTGATGCAGACTGAATTAACTCAGCTGCTGAAGAAGGTTGTGAAGTTTCTTCTGTTTCTTCCGTAGTTTCTTCGGACTCCACTTCAGAATTATCTTCGGTGTCCCCAGCTTCCGAGCTATCTTCAGCACCTTGATCTCCAAGTTTTCTTTGGAGTTCTCCATATGCTTTTTCTAATTCTTCTGCTGACTTATATTTACCAGCATATAATTGTTCTTGTTGTTCTTGAATCTGGGTGCCTACTGCCAGAGAATCTTGTTCTTCAGCTGTAAGACCTTCTGTTGATCCATCTTCACTAATTATTGTTTCTGTTTGTGGAGTTGTATCCACTGTTAATGTTTCTGCCATTATTCTTCAGGTGGTTGTTGTTGTGCTGCTTGTCCTAATCCTTGACTAATCATGTCAATTCTTTCTTCAGCTTTAGGGTCTTTAGATGCATCCATTAATGGAGTACCAGCTAGTTGTCCAGCTTGATCTGTTAATGATTGCTGTGCTCTTAGCTGTTGTGCTTTCTGCATTTCCACTTGTAATTCTTGTTCAGTTCTTACAAGATTTAATGTATCAATACCTTGAGCAGCAGCTAAACGTTTGATAGCTTCAGAAGGATTGATGAATTTCATTAAAGCTTCTGGTCCTAACGTTTGAGCTATAGTACCGATGAATACAGTTAAAGCCTCTCTATCTTGACCTCTACCTAATGCATTAATACCAGCTACAATCTTAGGTCTGACATATTCTTTAGGTAGTTTAGGAATCTGATTAGTACGTTGTAATACTAACAGAGTTCTACGTAAATATGGTTCTAAGAACTCAACAGTAAGTAGTGAGAATAATCCTCCTAACTGTTCATTAAGTTCTTGTTGTGTCATTCTAACTTCTTCAGCTGTGACACGTTCTGCATTCCGAATATTTAAAGTAAGGAAAGCATCAAGTATTCTTTTCTCTATAGCTGTAGCTAAATTAGCAGCTGTTGCAAAGTCGGCAGTCTTACCTACCTGAACTACTCCAACATCTTCTGGTCTACCTTGTATGATAGCACCATTACCAGCTTGAGATAATGTTTGTGGTTTCGTAGTAGCACTAGGAGACACAAGGAATATAACTTTTGCAGCTACACTAGAACCTTCAACTAAGGCTTGAGCTAATCCATTAAGACTACGTAAGTCTCCAACAAATTCTTCTACTCTGCCACGTCCGTAGTCTTCTCCATCTACTGTATTAAATCTGAGGGGTAGCCAAGGGCTAGCATTCTTAGGTGCGGAACTACGGCTTTCAGGAATGATTTGATCTTCTACTTCCTGATGCCAGACCCAACGACCGCTACTAGCATCTTTCTTGACGCATGTATACACTTCTACATCATCCTCATCTGAGCCTGTTTCATTTCTATTAGGATCTCCTGGTTGATTAGGCAGCTCAAAACCTAACACCTTCCTACTTATTAATTCTTTAGTAACTATTTCTAGTACGTTACCATCGCCATCTCTGTTTATAACGTATCTTTGTAATGGGAAATGTTTTAATCCATTCTTACCCATAAAGATAAGAGCATTACCTGATACTATCAGATGTTTTAGTGCTTGGTGTACAACAACTCTATCTTGAGATGCTGCTATGTAATCCATGATCATTCTTTCCATCTTTGAGAAAGATAAATCAAGATCTGATCTAAGTCTAGGATCTATTTCTTCTCCTAACTTATCATCTCTGACTTGTAGTTTAAAGAAGCTTGTTTGTGGTGGTAGTAAAGCTAGCATTAATTTAGCTGCTAATGTAACTACTGCTTTAGAACCTACTGACTGCCAAGGTTGTCTTAAAGTTTGTACACCTTGTCTGTTATGATCATGTTGTACTAAGTAAGGTAAGGTTAGTTCAGAACATTCAACAGCCATGTCTAGGAACTGTGACCTACCTGTAGACAATTGTTTGTATCTTGTACTTGCACTATACATTATCCTGTACCTCCTGTTACTCCTCCTGTACCTGCAGCCTGAGTAACTCCTGTATTTAATGGTATTCTTAAAGCTTTAGCACCAGTTTTTTTACCTGCTGCTGCTCCACCTTCTTTCTTAGAAGATCCGTATTCTACACTTGTTACATCATCTTCGTCAAATAACTCTTTTTTATCTGGTAACCTACTCGCCTCGGTTAGGTCAGGATTACGTGCCATTATAGGTGCCTTTTGTGGTAAAGGCGCAGGGTCAGGCGATCCAAATCGAATGCACATTATTCATTTAGTATTTGTTTAACATATTGTACGACTGATTGTTGACCAGCCTTATACATAATGGATGGAAGTTCTTCTTTAGGATGGATTGGTTGGCTGGGGAATTTATTTTCTAAATCCTCAACCAACTTGTCTAGTTTCTCCGTGTGGAGCTTAAGCGTACTGGGGTAGATTTGTGTTTGCATGTTCAAAGAAAGCTGGCATACGGGCTGATCTGGTGTCAGAAAGTTGAGGTGCTTTTCCCTCATACATTAATCGATCACTTGAATCCAGCCAAAAATTTTTGTCCAAATATTTATCGGTAGTATTTATACCTAGGGGTTGGAATATCCAGTTAATGGTGGCCTTCCTAAGTTTATCCAAAGATTGACTAGGGCGTAAACCCATAGCAGAACATACGAGAGAATTACAGGCAACATGTACCTGCTCGTCTCTTGAGATATCTGCCGAGGTCGTGCGTAAACCAGCATCACCACAGAACCTAAAAAAAGGTAAGATAACAAAGAAGATTGCACGTTCAGCTACCAATGCTTTTAATACTGTATGATCAGGGTGAGACTCCCAAGCATCACGTAACTTGAAAGCCTCATACTCTGCTTTTTCATCAACGCCTATAGCGTTCGTGATATATGTTAATGCGAGATCATGTTTAATCTCATCTTGTACATTAGCTTCTAAAAGTGTTCGTGCAGAGTCGGGAACATCTTTCTCAAGTGCTTCTGTAATAAACTCGCCAACTGGTAACTCCATATGCCGTACTGCAAGAGCACGGTAGATGGCTTCTTCGGCTCCAGGTTTAAGGTTGCCAGCTGTAGTTTGGATCGGTGTCCAAGTTCTTTTTCTATTAAGTAACTTTTCATAAGGGTTTTTCATTATTCTTGACAATCACATGTAATAGGGTTTTCATTTAAAATACCCTGCAAATAATCCTCAACGTCATCTTTATCTAATGCTGCATACGCATCGCTTTTATCCTGTACGTCTCCCATTATTTGAAGGCTGTAATAAAGGGAGGTTTGAGGTGAATTTAACCACTCTTCCACGAATTGTTCATCGTATTCTACAACATCACTCCAAGAGTTAAAGCTGTAGCCATGAAGAAGTCCCGTTCTTTCATACATAATCATTAGTTCGTCAGCTACCTTCTTATAGGCATCCCAACCAACTTCACTAGCTATTTCTACATTTCCATATTCATAGGTGTGCACTCCAAATGTCCCACTATCTCTGTCCACAGAGCGAGCGATTGGGGGTGCAATTTCGGGTGTGCTCGTAAAGCCATCCAAGTCCGAGCTTCTATAACTACAGGAGGCAGTTGGAGCAATTGCGAATGCTCTAACCATATTATTATCCCTAGCCACTTTAGCGGCAAGGTCAATACCCATTTTAATGTCATAAGCAAGTAACTCCGCTTTAGTAACTATCGATCCAGCATTATTTACTACACTTAATGCTCGACCAAATTGTTCATATGTTACGCCACTTCTTTTGAGGAGGTTGGCGAGTCCGAGTACACCGAGTCCAACTTGGCGGTCGATATCAGCTGGCAAGTATTCTCCAGTTGCTCCAACACCTGTCCTACCATGGAGCTCGCACAATTCGGACATACCATCAGTGAAAGCCTTTTGGATGGTTCCGACTTGACAGGCTGCGAGATTGACATGCTGTAACAAGCATGTTCCACGTGAGGGCAAGTAAACTTCAAGACACACGTTGCCATAGATTCTTTCTCCATTTTGGTGTTTAATTTTATTTAGCCAGATATCTCCTGACTTGATTCCG